CACGCCGGGTGCCCGGGAGGCGCGTCATCTCCACTATCGAAATCTCCTTCCAATGGGATCGGTCCCATATCTGCGTTTGCCTGGCAGAGAGGGCAACAATCTGGGGCCGGATACCACTCTTTCATGATCTTGAGACCTGCAGCCTCCGAAGCCTGATAAGCTTCAAGCGCGGCGGCGCTGTTGGCGCGCGCAATCTCGGTGCGGGCAATGATTGAGGCGCGATCCGCGCTGAAGGCGGCAGAACTTTGGATGTTGTCTGCGATCTCCTGCCTGCCAATACCGTCCTGCAGGCCCCGCGCGATGATATTGCGGATCATGTCGCGCGTTGTGTCGGTGATGACCATTGCGGCATCCGGATTGTCGACCAGCTCGCCCTCATCGTTGAAGACCTTGCCGATCATCTCGCCCGAGCGGTAGCGGGCGTAATCCACCGCCGCATCGTTGACGACGCCTACGATGCCATCGTTCGTGTCTGTGCCGAGCTGAGCCAGCGCACCGCCCCCGCTGTGCTGCGCCACGGCAAGAAGCTGGTCTTCGGCCGCGCCTGGCACGTCGTTCAGGGCATCGAGGGTGATCGCCATGGCCGCTTCGTCGGCTGCAATGGCGGCATCAGCCGCTGATTCCGGCTTGGCGGCCGCCGTGTCCTCGTCGTCATCGGCAGCCTTGCCGAGGCGCTTCAGGGCAGCTTTGGCCTGCCGGGCGCTTTCCTCACCGGCCTGCTTCAGGATGTCCGTCAGGCGGCCTGTGAGCCGCGCCACGGCCTTTTCCGATGTCGGATTCGGAAAAGGGAGCGGCGAATGCCTCACCGCCTTCCTGAGCCGCCCGTAGGCCGCCTTCTGAGCCTCGGGGAGATCTTTGCCCTTGGCAGGCTTGCCCTCTGCCGGCGTGCCGTTCGGGCGGTCTTGTGCCGCGCCCGGCAACGGCTGCTGGCGCTGTTCCTGTTGCTGCTCGTAGCTGTCCAGGGGGACGTAGCCGCCTGGGGTCTTGACCATGGCCGTGGCCGCAGCGCCGCCCAGCGGTTCGAGCCCGCGGGCCTCGCGCACCTCATCGATCGTAAGGATACCGCTTCCGGTATCGCTGGCATCGATCTGCGCTGCCACCTGGGGATCGGTCTCCCGGTCATCGAGATAGGCGAATTCGAGGTCCGGTGAGCCGAATTCGGGCAAAACCAGGCGGTTGATGATGCCGGCGAACCAGAGTTGCAAGGGCGCCAGGCCTTCCTCAGCCGCCCGGTCCTTGGAGCTTTCGGCGCCGGCGCGCGAGTGCTGCTGAATGAAGGGTTCCGGCGGAATGGAAAACGCAAAGCAGATGATGCGTGCCAGCCATTCGTCCCAAACGTCCTTTTGCGGCGGCAGCTTGGTTTCCTGGTATTTCATGTCGCCCGGCACCATGCGCAACCGGCGGCGATTGGCGCTATGGCCGGAGAGAAGGCTGTCAAACCATTCCTGAAAGCCCTTGATCTGCTCCATCGTCCAGTTGGTCGGCATGCCGAGGAAGGCGTCAGGCTGGCTGCCTGCGGTGTAATAGTCCAGCTGCGACAAGGCACGGCGGATGGCGATGTTGACGGTGATCAGAACCTGTTCGGTCTCCGACTTGCCGTAGAGCTTCCAGCTACGCGGGTTGTGGAGGATGACAGCCAGCTCATCGCTGGTGAAATCCACTGCAGGAATCGATTTCAGGATTTGCTGGTAGGCCGGTTCGGGCGGCTCAGGCCTGCGTCCATCAGCATTGATGAGCGGGCGAATAGTGCCTGCATCCAACAATTCCAATGCATAAAGCTTGCCGCCGCGTGCGCGCCGCTTATAGATGGCCACCTGGTCGATGACGAACTTGTCCTCGAGGATCTGGCGCTGCCATTCCGGAAAGCCGATCTCTCCGTCCGGTGATTCGAGAAATCCCGTGATAGCGTCGATGCGGCGCCTCTGGGCCGGGCTGACCTTGACCTCTTTTTTGTCCCCAATGATGCGTTTCGGCCGGATGCACCATGGCAGGGCCTCCATCTGATCTTTGCGCTTCTCGATTACGAGGCGGAGCAGATCGCAGTTTTCGGCCAGCGAGCGCAGCTGTTCGAACGTGACGGGCTCGTAGCCACGGGAACGGGTATCAAGGTTATATCCGACAGGATAGTCGAACCTGCGCCCCTTGACGTCGGCGGGCGCCATGGGCTGCAAGGCTTGCAAAGGCCCCATCCAGGCCGAGGAGGCGCCACTGATGATATATCGGGCGCCTTGAACGATGCGGGTAAGAACGCCGGGATTTATATCTGTGCGCTTGCCGCCATCGGGCATGTGTTCCTCAAGAAAACCGCGCCAGCCGGGAGGTTGACGGCGGCGCGGCTATATTAAACCGATAATTGTTTAAACGTAAACATCGCCCCATGCATAGAAGTCAGCTGTTGCAGCTGCGCCCTGTGCCGTCGTCAGGTTGAGGTAAAGAGCCTGACCGGCGCTGTAGACTGTCTTACCGGGCGTAGTGGCAATCGTAAGATCGAGCGCAAGGCTCGCTGCCGTTAGCGCTGAATAGGCCTGTGAGTTGGCGACCACAGCCGTGCCACCCTGCGAAGCAGCGGTATAGATACCGCCAGCAGCCGTGGTGAGCGAAACACTGGCATTCTTGGTCGTGATCTTCGTCACGCGGAAGTTGAACAGCAACGCGGGTCGGACATCACGAATGCCTGGTCAGCGCTCGCGCTGTTCATGTTTGCGCTCAGAACGTGACCCAGCAGCGTATTGCCGGCGACGGTATCGAGCGGGACGCAATTGGCGTTTGCGAGGCTTTCGATATCACCGATTGCGACATTGGCGAGGACACCATACTGATCGGAGGTATAGGCGTTGCCGCTTTTAGCGACAAATTGCTGGTTGGCGGCAGGCGCGAGCATTTTCATGAGCTGAAATCTCCGGGTTGGCGGTTTTGTGCCAACCTAGGCGCAATTGATTAATTGGTTAGAAAGTGCCTCAGTTGTTGAAATGCCGTGCCACGCTAACAGGCGGCTTCTGCTTCTCGGCTTGCTGCACGGCTTTGGCGCGTTGCGTCTGGTCGACCTCATCCGCAGCGTAATCAAGCCAGCCTTGGCCTTCGAATGTTTTAACCGCATTCGCATAGACCAGACTATCACCCTTGTCCGGTGAGCGGCCAATGCGTGCCTGAATTTCTTCTTTCTTCTCAATCAGAATTCCGCTGAGTGTGTTCTTCCAGCGCGGTGCGCAAAGATCAGACTTCAGCTCAGGATCGTCGGGTATGGCTGGATTGAAGCCATTTGCAGGGTCGAGCGTCTCACGCATGCGCCAATGCCATTCGGCTCGACAATTGGCGAACTCAAGTATGCCCGATTTGTCTTTGGCGATGCTGCCTTCTGCTCCATTCATCGCACATGCGCGGTCGCCAATCTTCTGCGCAAGATTATCATAGGGGCTAGTGCCGACACCGATCACGTCTATATTGACCTTTGTCCTCGGCTTTAGGTGCGGGAGGACGAGCCCGGCCACCATAGGGCCGTTCGGCGTATCTGAACCGGGATAACAGATTTGCTTGTAGAAATAGGACCGCTTGCGAGGTGAAAGGATCGTCTTGTCCTTGCCGCCACGCGCGACATCAACGCCGATGCAATCGTAATCGCCTTCGGGTTCGGACATTTCCCGCCAACGCCTTTGTGCGATATCGACCCATTCAGTGGGAATAACCTGCCAAGGATGGTCATGGCGCCCAGCATTGAAGTCGCCATAAAGCATTTGCGACCGCAATGGCTCGGGTAGCGCCTGTAGCGTCGATGCATAACCTGTCATCGATAGGAAGGGGTTATCAACCACGCGGGCCGGTATGAACGTCCGGCTTTTCGGCTTTACCCACTCATCCTTGATTTTGAATGGCTTTCCGTCCGCGCATTCGATATCTCGGCCATCGATAGTCGTGTACCAGCGCAATTCTCCCGGTTTGGCAGGATGAGGATGCTGCGGGTCAAGCCATGCGCCCCAATAATCGAGGATCCATGCGCCGCCATCAGCGTCATCGTCGGCCCCAGGCGGGTTACAGGTGGCAATCACCCGGCACCGCTCGTTCAGTATGGTGGTGCGGTTCCAGGTCTGCAGATATAGGAATTGCTTTTTTGTGAAGTGAGGCAGCTCATCGAAGCCGATAAAGCTATGCGGTCGCCCCTGAAAGGCTTCCTCATCGCCCAGATTCTGGCAGGCCCCTAGCTCCAGGTAACCGCGCCGGGTGGTGAACTGCCACCGCTGAAGCTGGCCGTTAAATTTGGAGATGTGACCGAACATCTCCTTACCGCGGTCAATGATGCCGGAAAGCTGTTTGTATTGGCGGCGGAAGATGATACCGGAACTGTGCTTGGTATGCGCGGCGCCGAGGAGCAAATCGGTTTTGCCGCCGCCGGCAGCACCACCGTAGAGAAGGATATCAGCCGGGCTGTTCAGCGCCTGAGTCTGCGGACCCCTCAGCGGCTCCCAAGGCCCCTTCACTGTCAATAGGCTGATGACCCGCTCTAATTCGGGCTTCGTTAATAATTCCAAGGACGAGCGCAGCTCGCTCATCAACCGTGAGGACAGCATTTCCATTCAGCAGCGGCGAACCATCTTTCCCGGTTTGCTCGACACGTTCGATAGCACGGCCTTCAATGCGATCAAGGCCGCACTCGCGCTCAAGCCTAGCATACCATTCTTCACCCATCATCTTCGCGACGTGCTTAACGCAGATGACATCGATCGACGAGAGCTTCCTGAACTGGGTCTTATCAGCGATTATCGCCTCGATTTCCTCGTTAGATTTGGCAAGCCATTTTTGCAGCCGATCACCGTAGCGCGTCCATCCCTTGTTGTGGCCGTTTGAGCCAGACGGGTTGCCACTTTGGCCTTCGGGCCAGGTACCGTCTTCGTTTCGTTGAACCTCTTCCTGCATCGTACGACTATATCATTGCCGGTTAAGGCGTACCAGCGTCGACTTCTCTGTAATCATCCGGTAGATTTTCCGAGTCTACGAGGCGCAAATTATGTCCTTGATGGTCATACAGAAAGTCTTGCGCAGGAAACCCTTCTTCACCGCGATATAGCATTAGCTCAGGGGCTGTGCGTTCATTGATTTCCTCGCTGATCAGCTTCCACCATTGCTCGAAAAACTTGCTGAACTAAAAGCTCAAGACCACTCCAGACAGGCTCCTCAAGATAACCGGAGTCCTCGAGAACCTTAGCCCCAGCCCTAATCATCTCCTCCGTAATCTCAACTTTTGGTACGGTTTTACCGCCCATAGCAGCCTACTATGTTAAGGTGACAATTGCCACGTCGCTCATCGCTCCCCCTTCGGCTCGCACCAGTACCTTGTTGTGCCGTCGAAATCCCGCTGCTCGCAGAGAACCGTGTCCTCTATGCTGGTGCCCGTTGCCTCAAGGTATTGAGCGATAAAGTTTTCTAAGATGCGGGATCTCTGGACGGCCAGTGCGGCAGCGGCTATTTCAGCAGCGCTTGGGCCATTGATGTTATGGCCATTTATGCCCCTGGCATGACCTAAGCTATTGGCGAGATTGAATGCTTCCGCTGTGATGGGTTTGTCGTTCATTGCAGCTCAAACCCTGCATGGCAGCGCGTCGACCCGTCCGGCAGCGTCTCGCATTGCGTGGTGACGACTGATGGGATGGCGGTCATGTCCCGCAGTTTTCCGATGTGGGTTGTTGGATGATAGGGTGAGCAGATAGGGGCTTTCTTTGCTTCCGCGGACAAAGCGGGTGTCGGATACAACGTGGTTGTGGTCGTTTGATCGCAAGCTTCGCCGAAGCAGGCATGGAAGCCGGGCGCGTGCGCAAAGTTGAGATCAGTCCTCATGTCACCCTCAGCTTTGGGGGCTGCACAGGTCAGGAGTGCCGCACCATCGGCAAGTCTCTCAAGGCGAATACCGGCGAGCGTGTAGATTGTCGGGTTCTGCTTCTCCTGCTCGAAGGCGGCGCGCTCACGATCAAGGGC